CAGGAACAAATAAAAAGGACTTTGCTTCTTGCAAGCTTTTCACTTGCTCATCAAGTCCACCTTTGATTGTGCCATCTTCATTTAATTCAATTTTCGTTTTGTCTACTAATCCAGAAACTAAATCCGCATCATGTACTTTACCTGCCAGTGCTAACTTAAGCGCACTTGCCATTTGTACATCTTTTAATTGCTGTTCAAACGCTACTTTGGAATCATCGTTAGCCTTTTGAAGCTCTGTAATTTTTGCTTGAAGACCCTCAGCATCAACCTTCTTTAATTCTTCCAATTGTGTGTCACGATCGGTTAATTGTGTTTTTAGGTCCTTCACTTCATTTATTTTTTCATCCAAGCGAGTTTTAGGAATCATCGTACCAAAACCTGCGACAACTTTATCTGCTTGCTCCTCTGTTAATCCTAGAGCTATTAATTGTTCTTTATTCATTGTTTCCTCCTACGTTTTTTACGTGTTCGACACGGTAGAGTTAGACCGTTTTATTCTTTAACGCCTACAAGTATGTCGGTAAAAAGGCGAAAATTAAAAGCCACTCGAAAAATAGAGTGACTTTTTAGTTTATTTTTCAATAATATTTCTACTAGCTATACACTTAACATTTTCTCTTGGAGCCGTAAGCAATAAACTTCCATCTTCTCCATATATGAAATAAGAATCATCTCTTATTTCAATAAGGTTTACTGACTTCACATCAAATGGTTTAAGATCTTTTAAATGAACAATGTAATCCATATTTATATGCACCTCCCAAATAATAAATATACCATATTTAGGAAATAAATCTATTTTTCCATTCAGGATATTTAATATTGCTAGAAATGTATTCAACCTTACCATCAGCACCTCTAGAAAAACGCTTTGAATCTACATCATCTTCAAAGAATGGTGCTGTAGTCGTTCTACATCTTGGATGAAACGGATTAGCGGTGACGCCGGGTTGATAATCATTCAAAGCAAATACTTTTCCGTCCATGGACTGGCAAATGTCACTTGTTTTACTGTCTAAAGTAGCAACTACTTCATACCGCTCTACACCCAATGTTTTGAAAGCATCTCTTTGTGAAGCAGCACTAAAAAACGCTTGCTCTGTTTGGACTAATCGAGCAGCGTTAGTTCGTGAAGTATTCATTTTCTTTTGAATTACTGAAATCATTCGTTCTGGACTTTCACCACGAGCAAACGATTGGGTTAGTTCAGTATGCAACGTATTGATAAGTAGATTTCTATCTCGCCATATCTTTGCTGAGAAAGTCATATTGTCCGCTGTCCATGGTTTGCTAATAACTTTAGTTAGTAAATTTTCATCTAAAGCTTGTAAAGTGAATCCAACCTCAAAAGCTTTCTGTATTTCAAAAGCTGTGTGATAATATTGGTCCTCATATACTTCTTTCATCAAACGCTCAAAACCTTCAATTTGCCCACCATACAACTTCTCCACATGATTTTGAAGTTGTATTCGCAAACTTTCCAAACGGGATATATGGACACGTGAGGACGCATTCTCGAGTTGCTTCATCCATTGTTGATTAAGAGCATTCTTTTTTCCAAATTCAATGTACTCATCAACAGTCCAACGAAACTCACGAAGTTCATCGCTTTTTAATAGCCTTTTAGCTTCATCAAGCGTAACTTCATTATTTTTAGCGAACCGTTGGTACCATCTAGCAATATCCTTTTCTATTTCTTGCATGGTTTGGATATAAGCTTTCTCTAAATCTCCGTAATAAGAAACGGCCTTTTTGTGTTGGGCATCTTCAAGTAGCTCAAATCGTTTACGCCAGTAATCTCTACTCTTGGCCATCTGCACCACTGCCATTCATTTGTTGGAATGTTGCGCCGTAGTTATCAAACGCATTCTGTTCTTCATCTTTTTGCTTCTTTAGCCGTTCCTCAACTTCTTGAGTATACCAAGGGTGATTTTCTCGAATTGTTTGATCATCTAGAACACCGACTGAGTTTGCAGCATCTTGAATGACTTCGGATTCATTGATGATAATGTCACGGTTAAAGATGATATTTACTGATTCTTCTCTGAAATCACCTTGTCCAGTTATGACAAAATATTCGTCAACGAACCACAATAAATGTTCAAGTGATGATTGGAACTCTGATTCTAAGATGTTACAGTCCATATCTAAATCAGAATATCGATATCTTAGCGCTACTCCAGAAGCATTACCTAGGCTTTCTTCTGTCGTATCTACACCGCGTCCAAATTCATAAATTGATTTACGGCCACGTTCTAATTCCTTTTCGGTTGAATCAGTAGCTGGATCAGCTTGAAGTTTATCAACATCTCCATTTTCATCAAGTTTAACAACCTTATATCTGTTCAAGTTTGACAAGAATTCAGCTAAATCGTCGCCGCCGTAATTAATTAGCTTATAAATAAACTTCGGAATATCCGCTAAAATATCTGCATTTGTGGAAGCTTGAAGATTATAGTTATCTACAAGCGACTTAATCATATCGATTAACGGCTGTTCTTCCTCGTTATATTTGAATGGGATTAGTGGAATACGAGTCCATAAAAATGGTTTTTCTTTATCGACGTTAACCACTTGTCCTGACTCATCTCTAATAGTGTCGGATTCAATCATCATAAAATTATAATTCTGATGAATACCTGCAGGAACGTCAGGAACTAACTTACTGCCCTCTAATACAAAATAGTTAATGCCTTCTAAATGATGGTATTCTGCTTTTTCTATGATTTTCTTTTTACCATTCATATAAATAGCCACTGGATAAATGCGTAAAAACGAATGCAATTCTGTATGTTCATCATCTTTCCAGAAAGGAATGATTTGTTCAGAAGGGAACTTCTTAAACGATAGTATGCCCTCTTCATCAAAATACACATAAAGCCAACTGATTCCTTTATTAACAGCTTCCTTACCGACATTCTTTAATGTTTTCAGCATTTTTCTATCAAATACATCACTAAGTAAAGCAGCATACATATCATTTTCTGTCGCAATTGTTGGTTGTTTTGTTAACAGGTATCCAACCTTTTGATCCACCAATTTTCTAGTAAAACCGTGTTCAAGTTTATTATTAGATTTCCATTCTATTTCTTGTGTTTTATTTTCCCGGATATCGGTATTATTTTTGTAGTAAGCTTCTCCAGTCTGCATCATCTTACGTGTTTCACTTTTTTTCCACTCCAGGATTTCTTGTGAAAGCATTTCAGTATCAGTAATCATACCTTCAACCATTTCTGTTACGATATCATTTAACTGCTCATAATAGGGCTTTTTAAATAAATCCTCAATCAGCACATTTGTCACCTCATTTCAGTACAGATACACTGTTACCTTTGAATATGATTGTATTAACAAAATAACGGTCACCATCCATCTGGTGGTCATTTTGTTTTACCGGCTTATCCTCTCCGCGGTCGGCTGCTTTTTCATCCCACATATAAGAACTGAATTCACGAAAGGTCTCTTTGCAGCAGTCGTTATATTTGATTAGCTCGTCGATTAAGGCATTAGCAACGTTACGTATACCTTCAATTACATCATTCTTTGCTTTTTTAACTACTATGCCGTTTTTCTTTAGAACAGCTATAAATGAAGCTGCAGAAGGGTCAACGATAACAGCAAGAACTCTAGCCTTACCGATAAATTCAACTAGATCTTCGTAATACTCTTGGTCCGTTTTTTGTTTGTTCTCTTTACGGCCATCATAGTGGTACTCTTTTACTTTGTACCAGACGCCATTATAAAAACCCCACAATCCAAACGTTGTCGGGTTCTGTGTTCCGTAATCGACTGAAACATAGTATTTGGAATAGGACCTATTAATAGTTTCAACAACATGCTTAGCTGTATCAAACATGTCATAGATAATGCCTTCTGCCAGCACCCACAAACCTAGAATAAATCGTTTGTAGAACACGCCATGGTACATCCGTTTGTAACGCTCTTTAATGCGATCAGATAACGAGAGGTTGTCATCCATTGTGAAGTGAAGGTGCAGCATGTTCTTTTCTTCTAGCTGATCTAAGTACTCAAGTTTGAACCAATGATATGGTCCAGCCGGGTTACAGTTGAACCAGAATTTCGCGCCATCCACCGAGCAGCGGGCAGTAGCTTGGTTGACAAATGATTGCGGCATAAGAGCAACCTCGTCAAAGAACATACCAGCAAGCGTAATCCCTTGAATCAAGTCCTGTGAAGCTTCATCTCTACCACCGAAAATATAAAAATAGTTCACTTTGCCATTTCGAGTGACAGTGAACATGTTTTCAGAACGGTATTCTTTT